TTCATCTAAATTACCAATAGGTAAAAGTTTGCTTCCATATTCAACCGCTTCAAAGAATACAACTGTTCCAACTTCATCAATGTTTAAATTTGCACTTACATCAAAAGCCACACCCGAAGTTACTTGAATAACTAAAGTATCATCTTGTAATATTCTTGTAAGTGGTGATAAAGCCATTGCATCATATAACCCTTGTATTATGTCTTGTGCTGTATCTGCTCCCGTTGCTGTATATGTATAACTTAATGCTCCAATTTGAACAGTGTAGTTTCCAACAGCTACACTATCAACACTAATAGTACACTCAACAGCGTTTAGTCTTGAAATAGTTGTATCTGTTGTACTTCTATAAATATCTCCCGTTCTGCTGTTCTTAGCTTCTCTCCCTGCATTTAAAATAGTTTCACTTACTCCATAGCATACGGCATTTACACTCGTTGGCGTTGCTTCAATTCTTATTACCCCATTAATAGATACTGCATAATCTAAACTATTTCCCGTTGCATAGTCTGGATATTGACTAAGGTAAATATCTTGTAACACTTCCCAGAATATTGTCGCTAATTCAGACTCTAACCCTACAAATTGACCAAACAGACTTTCTGCCCTTAAATCTATATTTTGGTTAATTCTATTTCTTAAATTAGTTTCAATTTCTTCTTTGATTATTGGTAATCTTTTAATACTAAATCCGCTATCTGTTAAACCGTACATTAATTATCCCTTCATTTGTTTCAGCTGTAAAATTAACTGATAAGTTTCTATTAGTATTATTATAATCTAAGTCAAAAGAAGTGATTTTAATAACGCCTTCAGTACCACTAATTGTATTAATTAGAATAGATTTCACTCTATTAATATCCGCACCTTTTTGAAATATGTATTGATACCAAGGTACGCCAATAGTATCATCTAAAAACCATTCTTCTAATACCAATAAAAGCCTTTGTTTAATAGCTTGTCTTACTAAATCTATTCCATCAACTAAAGCTAAATCATAGTTTTCTATAATTAAATCGTGGCTATTTGTGTCTAATTTTAAATCCATATTTTAATCTCCTACAAAAACATTGTTTGAACCAGTTGCAGCGTGTCCGCAAGTGGCTAAATCTCCAGCGTTACAAACTGCAATCCCATTGATAAATACATTATTTGAACCAGCTATCATAACTGGACCAGCGTGTGGTCCTGGTCCGTGACCTTGTACTCTATCTCCATCAACTGAAACCAAAGCACCATTTGCATAAACAAAACTTTGTCCACCGCCCAAAATAACTCCTCCTGCTGTATCTATTCCAACTCTACAAATTCCAGGCATTTTTATTCCTAATTAAGATTTATTATAGGAGCAGTTAATTTTATCTCAACTGAACTATTTAAATTTATTTTTCCAGTTGCATTTATATCCACATCACCATTTTTTCGTAAATGAATAGTAGTGTTATTATATTTAATCTCTACATCGTTTGGATTAGCATTATTCCCACCGCCAACAATTCCAGGTACAAAATAACTATCTTGCATACTGTGAGTTCTGGCACTATCTACAACACTCGTATTATTAGTTTCTACCCAACTACTTATATCTCTATCAGCAAATATAATAAAACCAGTATCACCTTTGTTAATAGGGTGTGTTATATGGCTGTTCCCACATCTTACAAAGCTAACTGGAATGTTTGTAATAACTGGCATTGGTATATTGTTTCCTGCTAAATCTATCTCAGGTTGTACAATCCTAACATCTACCATTTGTCTATTTGAGTTATATCTTACAACCTCGCAAGGCATAGATACTCTTAATTGTCGCATTGTTTGTATCATTGTTCTTTTTATTAATTCGGGTAAATTATCTACCATAACATATTACCTCACTGCTCCATTCTTTAGAATGTGTATCCCCTTTGTGTTCTACACTTTCAATTATAAACTCACCTTTTACAAACTTACTTTCAATCGCTATTATATCAGCTGGATTTATATCACCTTGAAGTAATGATTTTACTTTCCAGCCTTTTTTTACTTCTCCGACTGTTTGTGAATTAGTAGCATCTTCAATTGGTGTTGGTGTTTCAATCATTCCAGTTGATTCACTTAAAAAAACAGCTTGATTATTTGTTGTTCCACTAATTCCTAAAACAACTAAATCACCATTTAAAACAGACCATTTAGCATTACATCTATTTAGTACTTCATCTAAAGCACCTGCAACACCTCCAGCATACGCATAACCATTATTAAAAGCAATATTTAGATTAACATCATTAGCAACTTTTAAAGGAATTTGTAACTGTTTTACAATAGCGTCTAATACTTGTTTAACTGTTGCACCTCTTTGAAATGACAATGATACTTTTGTTCTTTTAATATCTTCAATTCCATCTAAACTTTCAATAGTTAAAATATTATCTACTCCTTGCTTTGTTGGATATGCGTTAGTAATTTGACATTGTCCAATAAGTTTTAAATCTTCTCCATACCCTGCATATAGTCTAAAATTAGCACCACTTGACAAAGATTGATTTATCGTATCTCTATTTGGATTATAAACCTTTACAGTCATTTCATTAGCAGTTGATGACCTATTTTTTTTACATAAGAATTCGATTCTTAATCCAGTTATAGTAGTTAATACCCCATTGCCCTCTATCTCTAGCCGATAGTTTCTATTAAACAGCAGGGACATAAACTAAACTCGCATTTTGATTAAAATCATTTCTTTTAGGTGTGTCACCACTATCAAAAACTACTATAAAATCACCTTTAGGTTGATTAATTTTCCCTAGTCTTTTTCCAATAGATACACCCGTAGTTAATTTTGCATTTGTAAATATTTCATTATTGTTTGCATCTAATAAATCCATAGTCCAATATTTAAACTTAGAATTATAATTAATTGTCATATTAAAAATCTCATCATCTAAAACTATTTGTTGTGAAAAACTTGCTGCATCTGAAAATGGTATTATCATCCGAATATTCCTTTTAAAATTGATTTAGCTTTTTGCGTTGGTTGCTGTGATGATGTTGTTCCATTTGTTGTAGCTGTATCGTCTTTTGCTTGTACTTTACCTTTATTTTGTGTTGTTGTTGCTCTATCTTTTGTCTGTGGCTCTTTTGTAGCTGATACATTATTACTAACATCTACTCTCTGGCTTGATACGATTTTAGCTTGTTTAAATTCTATTTGAAATTGTAAAACACTAGCATTTTGTAAGTTTCTATCAATAGAGATATTATTAATTAACATATTGCTAAAAGTTTCTAATCCACTTACAACCGTAACTGGCTGTTTATCATCTCTTAATTTTTTAAGTGCTTCATAACCTTCAATTTTTCTATCAGTCCAATTCGTTAAATTAGATCCACCAATTTGACAAACCATTCTTAATAAAATCGGTCTGTTAATTATATGGTCTGTTATTTCACTCCCACTTTCTATTGGATTGTCTGTTGTTTCACTTGGTAATTCTATAACCTCACTTGAAACAATATCTATTTCTAAATCTTGAATTGATTTGTTTACTCCAAAAAAGGAGCTAAATAATTGTAATAACATTAATATCCTTCTAAATGAATTGCAGCGTCTGTGTATTGCTGTTGCATTGTTTTGTTAATTTCTAATTTAATAGCGTCTATCTGTTCTGTTGTAGTGCCTGGTGGTACAGTTATATTTATATTTTTATTATCATTTATAACGCTATTTGAGCTATTTCCATTTGCACCTAATACGCTTTGAGTCGTTGGCTTTGGTGTGCTACTAAATGGATTTAAACTAATATCAGGAATGTAAGATTTTATTTTATCAAACGCACCACTTATTCCGTTTGTTATCCCGTCCCATATATTCTTAAATATATTTGTTACAAATTCTTTTATTTTTGTAAAAGTATCAACAAAGAAACCTTTTATTTTTCCTAGTTTTTCTTTTACTGCTTCAACGCTATCAGACAAATATCCAATAAACTTATTTTTAAAATCTTCCCAACTTCCTAATAAATCACCAATAGCAGATTCATTACCTGCTACCCATTGATAAATATCTTCAATCAACAAGATAATAGCTGTACCAAGTGCAACAATTGCAGCAATTATTAATCCAGCTGGATTTAACAACATAGCAACATTTAAAGCTTTTATTGCAGCAGTTGCAGCTATAATCCAAGGTATAAATTTAAGAGCCATTAATACGCCTAAAGCAATACCAACTATCTTAATAGCATTACTCCAACCGCCTAAAACTTGTGCGACTTTGTCAATCCAACCAAATAAAATACCAAGTACGCTAATAAATTGTTTTACTACCCAAATAGCACCGTCAAAAAAGCCTGAAATATTGCTTTGGATTAATTCCCTATTTCTAGCAATAAAATCTTTTACTTTTGATACTAAATCGCTAAATAAAGGTATAAGTTTATTTCCAACACTCATAATAACAGATTGAAACATTTTATTAAGTGATCTTAGTTGTTGACTAAATGCTTTATTTGCTTTGATATTGTCTTCGCTTAAAACAGCCCCATATTCTTCAGCTTCTTTTGCTAATACTTTATAAGCTTCCCCGTTCTTTTCTAGTAGTGGAAGTAATAAAGTAGAATCACTTGCTATTGCTTCCATATAGAATGTCATTTCAGCTTGTGATAGATTTGCTTTTTCTAAACTTGACACATAAAGTTGTAAAGCGTCCGCACCACTTAAATTTTTAAATTGTTCAGCTGTTACTCCAACTTTAGGTGCAATAAATTCAAAGAAGTCAGCCATTGCCCCGCCACCAGTTTGAGCATAATCCCCCATCTTGTCGTTTACATCTTTTAAAATATCAGCTAATTTATCTTGTTGTATTCCAAACGATTCACTTGCATAAGCTAACTTTTGAAATTCCTCAACTCCAGTACTTGCTAATTTTGCACTTCTTACAATTTCTTCACTTTGTCTAGCAGTTGATGAAGCAAAACCAAACGCAGCAGTTGCAGCAGCAGTTGCACCCGTTACAAGTAATGCTAATCCTTTTGTTAAACTACCTATCGAATTTTCAAATGAGTTTACTTTTTTTTCGTCTGTTTCAAAACCTAATCTTGTTAAAAGCTCCCGAACAACCATTATAAATTCCTTTTATATTTATTGTTTAATTATACCATTTATTGATTTTTTATCTAAAATAATATATAATTATCTTGTTATTGATTAGTAGGGAGTACATCACCCCTGCTACTCTCTACTAATTTATAAGCAGGGGTGCTTCAAATGTTAAAAGAAAATCAAAATAAAAGTTTAGTGTTAATTAAAGATTTAGGTTATGTCTATCATGGTAAAAACATAAAAAATAAAACAAGATATGGTCTTTATAGATGTTTTTGTGGGATTGAGTTTAGAGCTCAAATGTCAAAAATTAAAACCAATAACATTAAAAGTTGTGGTTGTTATCGTAGAAAAAGAATGATAGAGATAAACACAATTCATGGGCTTAGAAATCATAAATTATATATAGTTTGGAAAAATATAATCGAAAGATGTACCAACTCTCAAAATAAATCATACAAAAACTATGGTGGAAGGGGTATATCTATTTGTGAAAAGTGGTTGGATTTAGAAAACTTTATTAACGATATGTATCCATCTTATGAAGATGGTTTATCAATAGATAGAATTGATGTAAATGGTAATTATGAACCTAGTAACTGCCGATGGGCAACTAAAGAATTACAATCAAGAAACACAAGAAAGTTATACTCTCATAATACAAGTGGATATAGAGGAGTAAGTTTTTTAATTAAAAGCAATAAATGGTTAGTCCAAATAATGGTAGATAAGAAAAAAATATATTTAGGTTGTTTTTCAGATAAAATTGAAGCAGCTAAAGCTTACGATAAATATGTAATTGATAATAATTTAGAACATACTAGGAATTTTAGTTAAAAAAGGGAGTAATTATCTCCCTTTTGATTGTTTTTCTTGATAGTGAGCCTTAACATCTTCTTGCATATCAAGTATTGAATTCATCTTGATTATATCCTCATATGTATAATGTTCATTTATTTCTTGAAGCGTTGCTACCTTTAGAGATACAAGCCTCCAAATAGCCCACTCTTCTTGTAATTGTTTTCCTAAAGTACCAATATCATCTATTTCGTTGTTTTGTTTACGAGGCTTTCTAAGTTTCCAAGAGATAGACTCGTCAAACCGAAAAAACCATTACTACTTATCACCGCAATTACAGCTTTTATCATTTCTAAATAGTTTCCTGCGTAAACTGTGTTAATCTCAATAGTAGTTAGTTTCTTTTCATCTCTTAAAGTGTTTTGTAATAATTCAGCTACAAAATCACCCTTTGGGTCGTTAGTTGCTAAAGCGTTAATAAATGAATCAATAGCACCACCAAACAATTTAGGGTCAATATCTCCCGTTAATAACTTATCTAATTTACCTTTTGGTAAAGCACTTAATGCTTCTTTAATTGCTGGAGCTAAAATCTTACCTAATCTTATTTGATAATTCCAACCTTGAAGTCCAGTAAACTTATAAATCTCATATTCGTGAGATTGTCCGTCTGCATCTGTAATTGTTTTTTTAATACTTTCCATTTCATTCCTTTTTTTAATTTGTTTAGTATTGTAACATATTGATAAAAAGATTTTGATTAAATGGGAAAATAGTTGATAATTGTTTGATGTTTTGGTATAGTAAGAGAAAAAGGATTACTATGAAAATATTAAATTTATATGCAGGTCTTGGAGGAAATAGAAAGCTATGGAACAATATATTTCCAAATGCAGAAATTACCGCTATCGAATTGAATCCGAAAATAGCAAAAGTATATCAACAATTAAATCCGAAAGATAATGTAATTATTGAAGATGCACATCAATATTTATTAAACAATTATGAGCAATACGACTTTATTTGGAGCAGTCCGCCTTGTCAAAGCCATAGCAAAATGGTAAAAGCAACTAGGCATAAAATTAGAAAATATCCAGATATGTCACTTTATCAAGAGATTATATTTTTACAAAACTTTTTTAAAGGTAGATGGGTAGTTGAAAATGTAAAGCCATATTACAAACCGCTAATAAATCCCACTAAAGAAATAGGTCGTCACTTATTTTGGAGCAATTTTAATTTAGATGATATTGAAGAAATAAAAAGTCCATCTAATTTTATAAATAAAGGCACTTCTAAAGGGGTTCAAGAATTAAAAGACTGGTTAGGAATTCAATATGAAGGAAATATTTATTACGAAGGAAACCATTGCCCTGGTCAAGTATTAAGAAACTGTGTGCATCCACAAGTGGGATTGCAAATAATTAGTAAATTAAAATAAATAAAAGAGGGAATTTAACCCTCTTTAATTAAAACGCAGTATTAGCCGAACCGATAAATACTTCAGCTTGACCAGTTGTTAATACCCATTCTCTACCGCTTGCTTCTCTACCTTTAACGATAGATGGAAGTGTCATAATTGTACAACCACCACTTATGAAGGTAGTTCCCGTATCTCCATCTTTAAAGAAAATTGGTAAAACTCCACCAGCTAAATTATTCTTTAACGCTTGATATTGAGCGAATAAAGTAACATTAGCATCTGCACCATCATTTAAAGTAAATGTAATTGTTGCTGTGTTGTTGTTTAGTTTGTTGAAAGTAACATTTTTACCATCAATATCAACTTGTTTAGATACTACATCTTCGTCCATTGTAATTGATATTTCGCTACCTTCTTGAAGTCCGTTAATTGGAAAACCATTAAGCGTTAAAAACGCATTATCTGCACTATATGTAAATGTTGCCATATTTATTTATCCTTTATAATTTAGTAAGGAAGTCATAGCTTACGCTACAACCACCCCTCCAATTTCCACAAATTTAATCGCACCTTGTAAGTTAGCTACGAAATTAACATCTTTTAATGTTCTATTTACTCTATCGCCGAACTGTGTATTTTCTCTCAGTGGTACTGAAATTGTATAATCTGGCAAAATTCCGCCGATATTTACAGCAATGTTTAATCTGTTTCTAATAACACCTTCAACCCTTGCGATACCCTCATCTGTAAATGGTACTTTACTTCTTACATTTCCAGCTCTTGCCATTAATTCATAAACATCTTCTGCAAGTCTAGTTTCAAGCCACGCTACGAAATGGATCACATCACACCATTCAGAAGACGCCATTTTCCCGCCCATACTTCTAGTAGCACCAGCAACATTAATAAAGTATTCGCAGTTTTTAGCTTCTAAAGTACTTCTTTGACTTGATGTAAAGTTTCCACCAGTTAATCCCACGATAGGTTGGTCGTGCCACGCTGCAGAACCAGGCCCCGTTGTTGCACTTTCTGGAATTGGTAAACATCTTCCTAATTGTCTTAACTCTGCATAATTTGTCGCAGCGTCTGGGTGATAAACAACTCTTGCTTGGTCATAATTTAATGCTTTTAATTGTGATGCAATATCATTTGTTACTAATTGGTCTAAAATATTTATATCTGCACTTCTAGCACAAAACATTCTAAATCCAGGTAATGCACTAACCGCAGCACTCATAGCTAAAATATCAGCTTCCAGCATTGACTCAATAGTTACAGCGTAGAAAGTATCATTTACAGTTCTTATCTCTGCTAATGCTTCAGTATATGTTTCATCCGTATCTTTCCAACCGATAATTAATTCTCTTGGTTGTGGTGATTGACTAAAGAAACCTAATGCAGCAATATACTCTTCATCTGTTTCTGCATAAACATCTCCAACCTCTTCTAAATTAGCAAAACTTAAAGCTCTTGCAGTTTTAACTGTTGTACCAATAAATAAAGGTACACCAAATCCGATTCTAGCGACTGCTTTAGTATCTCTTAGAATCTGTACCTTAACCCTATCTCTTATAAGTGATATACTCATACTTCAATCCTTTGTGAAATTTCGACTGTTCCAATAGTTCCATCTACTTCAACGATTTCAATTACTCCAACATCTTGTAAGATTTCTCTTGTAGCACTAAAACCAATATCCATAACGACCCTATTATCCCACTCGTTTAATGATATTTTATCTAATGTTTGAGGGCTTAAAATTAATCTAGTAAAAGCCAAGTCCCTACCGAAGTAGTCTAGCATTTGCTCGGGAAAGTTTAATCCGTCCATTATTTGTTGTGCTATTGTTTCAGCTTGTAACGAAACATCTTTTTTCCCTTGTATCTGTAAAGAAGCCGTAAGTTGTGTAAATCGTGTGGCTTTTCTTATTCCATTATCATCTACACCCGTCTTATTAACTGCTACATCTCTATTTGATATAACTTTAATCGTAACGAATGGCGGTGCAGGTTGTGGAGCTGATGGGTTAGAAACTATAACCGTACAATCGTTTGGAGTGATTGCATTTAACCAACTTATTAATTTTGTATATGTTGCTGTCATTTGTTACCTTTTGTAATACTTTTGAAATATTTATATAAAAATTATAGCTAAAAGTTGAATTTAGAATGATAATCGTATATAATTGGCTATATATGTAAAAAAGGAGTTAAGAATGAAAATAAATATACAAGTAGAGTTAGATTTTTTAAATGAAGATGAAACGTTAGAAGATAGCTTTAAAGAATCTATTAAAAATAGTATTACCAATAGAGTTGTTGAACTAACTGTTAAAAAATTAACAGATGAAATTAAACCGCAAATGGATAAACATTTTAAAAATTCTATTGAAAAAACAATGGAAGATTTATTGAATAATTATCTTGAAAAAGAAGTGATTATTAGTGATGGATATAAAACAGAAAAATATCCAAGTGCTTTAGAAATGATAAGAACTAAATTTTCTAGTTTATATGATTTAGAATTTAAAAAATCATCAAATTGTAATACTGACCCAATATATAAAAAACTTAACGAAAGAATATCTTATGAAGTTAGAAATACATTATCTGAGGTTAATAGAGTAATTGAGAATAAAGCAAAAGTTATAGCAAAAGAAGAAATTGAAAAAAATTCACTAATTCAGGCTTTAAAAACTTTAAAAGAGTCTTGACTTTAAAGAGTCCTAAACCGACTCTTTATTCCGACACCTTACTAACCAAATAAACATTATGATTAATCAAATTATTTTCCCATATCTCTTGCCCAACAACCTCATAATCAAAGCCATAAATCGAAACTATATCCCCATCTTGTCCCGTTCCTTCAATAGCAACTTTTAAAGTATCATTTGTAAATAGTTTATAACCACCTGCTAATCTTTTACCCTCTGGGAGCAATTCAATATCCTTACCGCTCAATGACTGTACACTTGCTTTTATTGTTAAAGTTGTATCAGTTCCTGCAACCCAAAAACCATTTACATAACTTCCTGCTGTTTTTCTTTTAACTGTTAAATTTTTTCTGAATATATTAAACATTTTCTACCTCTTTATTTATAATTGTAACAAAAAGTTACTACTATTAAAAAAGATTTGTAAAATTAGTGTTTTATTTGATTTTGTTTAATTGTTTTGGTATAGTTAAGAAAAAAAGAGGAGATTAGAATGGAAAGAATAATTGCAAAACAAGAGATTTTAAAATTGACTTGTGAAGAGTATCAAAAAATGATGTCTTCTGATGTAAGTGTAAAAGAATATTTATCAAAAGAATATTATGAAAACAAAGGATACAGATTAATAGATGTAAAGCCATATGATAATATGCAATTCTATAATTTTTACTATTTAACTACTTATACAACAATTGATATTGACGAACTTGAAAAAATAGAGTTTGAGAATTGGAAAAAAGGATTTCAAACAAAAGAAGTAAAACAAACTTATGATAATCCTTGTCTTAAACTAGGCGACATTATAAATATTAAAGAAGGGCATAAGATACGTACAAATATAATCGAGTGTATGCTTTATAATAATCCTCAACATGGTAATTTATATATGACAACTCTAACATCAACAAGAGTGATTGAAGCAAGAGTTAATCCAACTGGTATATTTAGCTATTTACAAGGTAATTACAAAATAACAGATATAACTAAAATTCAAGAACGATATGATAAATATATGGGATACCTCCCGTCTGAAACAATAATAGAAGCTATAAAAATAGACAATAGTGAAATCTTGATAAGTTTTTCAGTTGATTCTTCACTTAGATTAGATAATAATGATATTAGAACATTAATTAAAGAAAATAAAGAGGGCTAAATACCCTCTACCTCATATCTTATTGAATTTCGCATAGTACCAGTATCAATTAAAGGGCTACTACTTCCTTTTTTATCTATTGTAGATTGAGCATTAGCTGTAAATTTACCATTTGTGATAGTATCTTTCATATCGTCTTCAGTTTGTTGTCCTAAAGTATTAAAAGCAAATTTTGCATCAAGTTTCCCTCCTAGCATTCCTTTAAACAATCTTTCAATTAACTTATTATAGTTAGCTAAGTTATCATCAAAAGTTTTTCGCATAAATGGACGTTCATCTATGTTTCTAGTACCAAATTCATTAAATGCAGCATATTCAGCAATACTCACGCCCTCATTTTCACCAGCGTCTGATTGAATACCAGTTTTAACAACTGCTTTATCTATTTTAGGAAATTGAGCTTTAATCTCTTTCCATAGTTTGTCATTTACTTTTAGTGTTGATTTCATAAGGTAATTATAGCTAAATGTTACAAGTGGTTACAGTAGATTAAATTTATTATGTGAAAACTTTACTTTTTAATGTTTAGTTTGGTATAGTTAAATAAAAAAGGATAAAGAATGATACATTATATTTTAACAATGATTTTAACATTAGGTGGGGGCTCTAGCCCTAGACCTGCTGTTGATATTCACACACAAGAATATTCAAGCATTGAACTATGTGAAGAAGCAAAAAAAAAGTTTTTAGAATCAGACACTAAAACAGTTGAGATTGAAAAAAAACAAGCTTATTGCATTAGAAAATAAAAAGGAGTGAAAAATGAATATAAGAGATAGAACAAAAATGCCAAAAGTTAAAAAAGAATACAAAGAAGATGACTTATTTTGTTATGAGCTAGTATCTAAGGATAAGTAGATGGGCGTAACAAAACATAACCTAACTGGAACTTATATTTATGGACAATGGTATAGAATGCTAACCAAAGCTAAAAAGAATAATATTAAAGTATGTGACATATGGTTAGATATTGCAAATTTTAATGAGGATTCAAAAAGTATAGCAAAAGAAGGATTGACTATATCTCTAATTAACAAATCTGGAATTTATGAGCCTTCTAATTGCAAATGGATTCCAACAAAAGATTCGCACAAAAAGAATAAACCATATAAAAACAATTCAACTGGATACAAAGGCGTAAGTAAACAAAAGTTCATAGCAAGAATCAGAATAGATAAAAAATTGATACATATAGGCATTTATGACACGTGTTTAGAAGCTGCAAAAGCTTATGATAAGTATATTGAAGACAATGGATTGGCACACGCTAAAAATTTTAATTAAAGGATAGAAAATGAAAGAGTTTATAGTTTGGCATACATTAAGAAAAGAATTTGTACAACCATATAGAAATATAGTTTTTGATGATAGTGGAATCACTGAAAATGATTTATGTACAATTCATAATTATATTGGTTTAAAAGATATTAACAACAATAAAATATATGCTGATTCTAGTATTGTTGAATTACAAATAGATGATGACTTTTCTAATGACCATTTTACAAGTACAGAGCCACATAAGTTTATAGGGGTCGTTAGATTTGATTATTTAGGTGCAAGAGTAGAAGACATAAATGATAAAACTACTGTTTGGTTTTATGAAATAGAAAACAACGAAATAGACATTAAAATAATAGATACAGTGCAACAAAACAAGCTAGGATTAATAAAAGAATAAAGCCCTAAAGCTCTATTCTAGTTCTAGCTGTAAAGATACACGCAGAAGTAAGCCTTAAATACTCATTCCCGTAGCTTGTAGAAGATAAACTGTTATTACTCCCACTTGTAGCAAAAGATAGAGATAAAGCACCCTCACTCATTCCAGATACTGCACCCGCCCCATTTGTTTTAGATGTAGATAAAATGTGAGCAGCTAAATAAGCAACTGCTAAATCTCTATTTTTGCATTGTGGGGCTTGACTTTCAGCTATAAATATCGCACCGTTCTTGTTTGGTAGAGTTGCTAAATCAGGAGCGATAGTAGATAACAACTCATCAATAGTCATTATTTACCTTTAGTTGTTTTTTCAACTGGTTTATCTTCAACTAATTCAATAACCTTAGTATCAATATCTAATTTTACAAGTGGATTAGCTAAAAACTTTTTTAACTCGTCATTGTTTTCAACTTCATTTAATCCAGGTTCTAGCTTAACGCCACCAACTTTATAGATAGAAGCTACATTTAATTTAATTTGCATATTAATTCCTTTTAATAAATTTATGATAAATTATATCATAACTTAATTCCAGTTGCACTAATCTCAAAAAATTTCAAAGCACTTAAATTATCTCGTATAGTTATTGTTAAATCTTCAACATTACAAACTACTCCATTTTGAAATGCTTTTACTAAGTCCCAATGTCCATTTATAATAGTAGTTAATGTTCCCTCTACTTTCGCACTATGGATAGAAGCATCAGTTGCAAATAATAAAATGTCTCCATTTGTTTTAAATAATTGACTACCATCTATATTAAATTGAACTCCATTTGTTAAAGTTAATCCACCGAAATTGGTTAAGTCAATATCTGTTCCAGCTGACATAAGAAAATCAACCCTATTTAAAATAATGTTATCCATGGTTAAATCTTCTAAAGTGAATATCTTCGGAGTTGTTCCATTTACATTTAAAGCACTACTTCCATTTAATTTAAATTTAGTGTAAAAAATATCGTGATTTGGAATTGCATTTGCATTTGTTTGTTGATTTAATGTACTCAATGTGTTACCTTTTGTAATGGTTTAGTGTTTTTATTAATAAATTATAGCTTAATGATTGAAATTAAAATGAAATTTGTTTATAATAAGAGAAAAAAGGAGATTAGATGATTGATTTCAACAATACATGGTGTGAAGCTACTGAAGAAAATTATAAGGCATTAATTAGATTAGATTATACACAAATTGGGTATGAAAACAAAATAGCTACATTAAATAGTAAATTTTTAATACCAGTTACTACACCAGCAGGAAACAGAGTAAAAGGTTCTAATATAAATAGCAATAAAAGACAAATACATTTAGTAAATGGCAAATTTCAATATGTAGAAACTAAACCTAAAAACAATTTCAAAGATTATGGCTTTGAAGCATATTTTGAGGATGAAATTTTAAAAGAATATGAAAATCAATTTGTCGGAATGGTATATCAAAATGAAGGAAATTTTGGTTGCAGTTGGGATAAAAAAGGTAGGTGTTTACAGCCTGATGGATTTGGATATGATAATATGAATTTAAAACCAATTAAAAAAGAATGGTATCTTAATAAAGACAACTTTGAAGAATACAAAGGAAAAATAATCATCAATAAGTATGGAAATATTAGAATGATACAATCAATAGATGAGAATAAAGTTTCAACTTTTGAGCAAAATATGTATCATGATATTATAAGAGTAGAAGAATGGAGACCAGCAACAAAAGAAGAAATTTTAGCTTTATTGGTTAAGGAGTAAAAAAGGGAGCGATTAAACTCCCTTTAATTAGATACCATATCTCATAGACAATGATAGAGGATATGGAATTATCACTCCACCAAAACGTGATTCAACTGGCACTTCGTATGATAATCCTTGCTCTTGAGCTGGACTAATTTCAGTTAATAATGGTAGCTCCATCCACAGTTTCATTGGATCTCTTTTGTAAACTATAAATCCATCAGTTCCACCAGTAAATGCACCTTTTAATTCAGTTGCCCAAGTTACTGTAATTCCAGGATTATTTCCTTTAAAGAAATTTAATACAGTATTTGAATCACCATCAGGCATTCTTTTATTTGCAATTAAATTGTATTGAGCAATAGGCATTGCAATCGTATCTGGAATTTCTACACCTTTCGTTAATTCTAACATATCAGCAATAGCGTCATTTAAATCAAGTAAGATTTCATCTGCTGTTTTAGTTGCCCAAGTTAAAGTAGTAGCAGCACCTGCAACAACTGGAGCCTTTGGAATATTAGCATTAGTTAACCATCCTTGAATACCATAATCTGCATCGCCATTGAAAGCTAATTTATTAATTAACTGTCTATGTGTTTCAATAGCAGCAGTTGCTTTTCTTTGTTCAAGTGGTTTTCCTGCAAATTGTGCAGCTCTAATATCTTGTTTAGAATAAACATAAGCTGATCCAATAGATTTAATTCTTGAAGTAAATTCTTTACCTTTTACATCAGCAGTTGGTAAATCATCAGCATAGTTAGAGATAATTTTAGCAATACCAGTTGAATCATATTGTTCGTATGTTACTGTTTCTGCACCTGGAGCTGTTGTTGAATCAACTGGAATTAATTCAAAAGCTTTTAATGGAGCTTTTACAACATCATAACTTCTAGCTTTAACTTGCTCTAATTCTTTCTCAAAAAAGAATGTTTCCGCAGCATCTAAATTTCTATATTTTGACATATTTATCCTTTATTAATTTAATTCAAGTACTACTAAACCAGTACCAGATGTTAAGAATTTACCAATAGCAGTTGCATCAGTAGATACATTTGTAATAGCTCCAGTTGCATTTACAGCGTATGCAGTCGTACCAGCTGTAACAGTCGCAGCAGTTGTAACATAAATTCTACCTGATGTCATTACTGGCACAGATGTTTCATCGGCATATTCACCAACACTATTATGAGTAAATACCGAAATACCTACAAATCCAGACCCTGCAAATGGGATAACTTGTTTTTGTTTATTTGTTCCTCTTGCAACAGCGATACCAAATGCGATTGTTCCTTCTGCTGCAAATGAGTCGATTACTCTATTTGAAATATCAGCGATTTGCCCAGCTTGAGCAACTACATAATCTTGTGTATATGATAATTGTGACATTATTTTAATTCCTTCCATTGATTTTTAACATATGCTAACGCATCTAAATTCTTCTTTTGATCGATAATCTCTTTTGCTTTCTCTTGTTGCTTTTTAATTGCTTCATCATTATTTGTTAATGCTTCACAAATTGCATCAAATCTAGCACTTACATAATCATCTGATTTATCAGTTAAATCTAAAGAGTCATATCTCGATTTAATAACAGATAATTTAATATCTCTATCTGATAAGTCATATAAACTATCAGCATTTACAATTTTACTAGCTTTTGCTATTAACTCTACTCTATCTTTAGCTTTTGCACTAATTAAAGAATCGCTATTAATTTCTTTAGCTTTTTTAAGCTCTTCTTCTTTTTCATCTAACTTTGCTTTTAGAGAATCAATCTCTTTCTGAATGTCTGATTTTGATTTGATTTCAGCGTCTAATCTAGCGTTTAACGAATCAAACGATTTCTTAACAGCTTCATCAACTTCAACATCAACATTATCAATGTTAATCTTTACCATATTTTCCCTTTCGTGAGTTATATTTTCATCTACAATCATACCACATTCAAAAGAATCGAAATTTAGTCTAGCATTTGCACCGGCTCTTGCTCTCTCAACAATAGCCAAATGATTGTATCTTATGTTCTTTTGTCTATGTGTATAAGGTTGCCCATTATATATGCCTTCCTCTTCCACTAAGTCAAGTGTATATCCTAAACTTAACTCTTCTTTTCCACTATTAATGGCTTCAACTCCATCAATAGATGTAATAGTTACAGTAGTTTTGATATTCTCTCCATCTACTTTTACAGTTTCACCAGTTAATCCAACCCCTAACTGTTTTACATTTGAAGAATCTACTAAAACAGTTGGGTGGTCGACTGTGATTGGTATTTGCTTTAAGCTCTCTAAGCTATCCTCTTCCAGAACGTCCTCTGGATGTCTAAGTTCTAATCTTATATTGCCTTGATTATCAATATATTTAAAAATCCCAGTTCTAGTAACAATCGCAGTACCTTTAATATATCCTTCACTTGTCCGATATACTTTTGGCAATGGATTTTTATCTATCCTAAATTGTTGCATTTTATTATCCTTTAAATAATATGAATAATTGTAACATATCGTAACAATAGTAAAAATAAATTTGATTTATTTGTGGGAATGGTTGAAAATAATGTGTAGATAGATTATAATAAGAGAAAAGGAATACTATGAATATAAAAATAAATTGCAATGATATTAAAATAGCCCCTTATGCTAAAAGATTTAAAACCCAACGGACAAATAGATATAAAAAAATTGGATTTATTCAAGTTTCTTTTAGAGATGTATCTTTTGATGAAAAATACAATTATGTTTACAATGATAAGCTATGTTATTTAAGGTTTTTAGATACAAGTTTTGAAGAAAACTACACAAGATATGAAGTTAGAGAGATAATATGAGTCTTGTTTATTTCTCAATTGATATTGGAATTAGTAAAAACTATTTTTATCAAATCAAAAAACAATCGCCTGATAAATATAAAAAAATATTTTCTTTCAATGAAGACAAGATAAAGTCAATAAGAAGCTATATAAAATATGTAGAAAATATACTCTATACAATGGAAAAAATACTAATAGATGAAAATTTTATAGGAATAAAGTATGGCAAAATAATGAAAAAAATATCCAACACAAGTAAAAAAGTTTATCATAATTATTATACAGACTGCAAGATAGTTTTTCAATCTAGATTTGAAGATAAAGACTATCTTACATTAAAGTATGATACATTATTGAGGTTTGAAAATATAATAAAAATATATAAAGAGTCCTAAACCGACTCTTTAACCTTCCCAAAATAATGTAACTGTCCAACAATTCCCATCCCATCTAAATCAAAAACAAAAGTCTTTTTATTATGCACCGTGATAATTCTATGTTCTTCTATCCGACTTATTGTCCCCTTTCCAATTTTGCTATTGTAAACTTCTGTTCCTATTTTACTATTTTCAAACTTTTTCATATTCCTAACTCCTCTAATAATTGATTAACATTTGACCTGCTTGTACATCTGCAATTTATTTGATCACCTGGTTTAGCTATTGCCATTTTACCACTTCTACGTCTCCAAGTTTTGCCCTCATCATCACTATAAACACTATCATCATTCCATTTACATAAGAGTCCATTCAACGCCTTATGCGAATCCCTTACTCTTTCATCATTTGATGTAATAAAATAATAAGTCTTAATCCCTAGTTCTTCATTTCTAACTTTAGTCAAATTAGAATTTAATTTAGCAGTTTCAGTTCTCGCAATAGTTCTAGCCCTTGACTTAGTAACACCGTATCTACTCTTTATTTCCTCTGTTACTGTTTTGATACTTTTACCTGCACTCATTCCTCTTTGTGTTACACCTGCAACATCATCTAATAAGTTAGCTTGAATAGAAGTAATTAATCTGCTGTTTTCTTTACTCCAACTTTGGATAAGTGTTTGATAACCTTGATTTTTAGATATTGGATCAACACCAACAACTGTTTTAATAGATTGCTTAAACTGTTTAGTATTCCAATCTCCAATTTGTGAAGCTTTTAAAGTTATAACTGCTAACATCTCACTAGCTTTTGCCATTCCCCACACCTTTAAAGCTTCCATAATATCATCAACACTATCAACCCAACTATCTAAATTAAGCTCGATATTTTTTTGTCTTTCAATTTGTTCTAAATTATCTATTAATCTCATATCAATCTCTTTAGCTATCACATTAACAAAATTAATTAATTCAAATTGATACTTTTTTTCAATTACTTTAGGGTAAGTCATTATAGGGGCTTGTTTTTTTAATCCTCTACGCCCTAATAATTCTTTTCTTCGTTGTATCATTCGCATTGTTGGTTGGTTAATCATTTGGGTAGCTCGTTGTTTTAAATTCATATTCATAATCACAATTTCTATTTCCACAAATCAATCTATCATAATCCCAACCGCACCCGTACATCATAAGCATTGATTACTTACATTTTGGACATATTTGTTTTTCATTGAATTTCATTCGTTACCTTTTTACACATTATGTAAATTTATTAATTATATTATAGCTAATTGCTTAAGCTGTTTATAGTATTCCAACTCCACAGCTCGTGGAGTTTTAAGCAGGCTTAGGGTTTTAGGCTTTTTTGCCATTATTTTATACTAATTCTTTCCAGTTTAAAGAAGCCACTACTGAAGCTCCAACTGTTGCAGTTTGTACACAACCAGCTACCACAGTTAAATTTCCAGCTCCCGTTATTGCTTGAGTTCCTGATGCAACTGTACCGATAACATTCATATTGTCATTAAGTGTTGATAAATCAAAAGTATAACAACCAACCACATTAGGAATTAACCCAGACCATATTAAAGTACCAGTTACAGCAGTTGCAGGAGTTGCAGCCACATCAATAACAGCAGCAGACCCACCAGTTGTTACAGCATAAGTAGCACCAGTATTTGGAGTAGCTAACATCATCAATCCAACTTGTAAAAGTGTTGGGCCAGTTGCTACAGTTGCTACTGCAAAAGTAACTGAGGTAGGTATGATTCTAGCTCTTTTCGTTAAGTCGTTTGTTCCGACTGCTCTAATCCCCATAACTGGATACCATGTTGCAGCAACTAATCCACCAACTTTAGGAGTAGCACCACTATTTCCACCAAAGTATTTCCAACCTCTTAAATCTCCAACATCTCCTTCATGAATAACTACGCAGTTAATAAGTGTAAGTTTCCCAGCAGTTGCTAAAACTCCAGTTGAGTATATTTCAGCTCTTACTGGTAATGTTCCAGTTCTTGACCAAGATTGAGATAGGGCATTTACTGAAATTATTTGATGACACCATACAACTTGATTTTGTCCAGTTTCAAATCCATATCTAATTGTTCCAACTCCTAACCATTGATATTCAACTACAAAGTGTTGAGCTTTTGTCCAATTTAAGTTAACACCGCTTGGTCCAGTACCATCAAGTTTATCCATATTCCAATTTGCTTGATTGATTCTTTCTTCTGCTCCAGCAGTTCCAGTTGTCATATATCTCCTAACCACAGACACAACCGAACCATCTGCCTCTAAGTAGAATCCATCTCCTGCATTTGATGGATAAGTTCCTTGATCGGTAAACATTCCAACTCTTTGTCTTACTGATGTTATAAACTGATTGAAGTTAAATGTGATTCTAAATAGTGTTGAAATACCAGGTGCATATCTAATATGATTGTATGATTGAATCCAATAACCCGACCCATTAGTAAGTAAAGTATTTAACTCTGTACCATATAAGTTTGCTGTTAAGTTAGCTGTACCAGATGCTACTGCAGTAGCTTCCCAAATTGTTGTTTTTGCATTTGGTAAAAGTGCTGCAAAAGAATCTTCAAAAACAACTACTGGTTGTGATACTCTTAATCTCTCAAAAGAATCTTTTGAAAAATCATCATTATTAAATGATACTGATGGAATATTTGTAATTTTAACTGATGCACTTCCAGTTGAATCAACTCCTAGCGTGTTTTGACCTAAATTATCTTGAATAATTGCCATATTTTCCCTTTATTGGATTGTATATTGTATTGTTTTATAATTATTTATTATACCATAAGACTTAGCTAATATTTGAAAGCTTCCCGAAGATATGTTTCTAATTGAAAAATCAATAGAATCAAATTCATCATCATCGATAGACTCTTTTACTATTTCTGCAAGTTTGTTATTTGATGGTTTGTAAATAATATTTGTAACTTTTTTACCACTTGTTAAATTAGCATCACTTATTGTAAATAGTT